AATGCATACCAACAAATCTGAGTAAAATATGCAAAAGCGTTTGGTTTGCCTGAGCGAGTAGCTGCTTCAATGTTATAGTTGTGAATAGCTTTTAAGCAATTTTCAATAGCGTCCATAACCATCTCTTCACGATACGTATATCTGATAAAGTTTGATTTATGGGAAAGACCCTCAGCAATTTTCATAAAACACGTAGCGATATAGTCAGTGACTTTAGGAATGTCTGTGCCATTCTCTTGAGCATCTTTTACTATACGAACGTATTCAACGACTGCATTACTAAAGTCACGATTGTTTACATAGTGGGGTTTATCTCTGGGTTTCATAATATACTCCTAGCATATATTTCCTATTCTAACATAGGATCAAGGGTTTGTAAATAAATTTATTTTTCTTTTTTATCATTTAGGGGGTTTACAAAGCTGCAAACCATGGTATAATAAAGAAGAGTACTTTGGGTAGGATAGTACTGTCAGTGTAGTTTCGGTTTAAATGCCACCACAGTTGGATCTTCTATAGTAGGCTCAGCATCGGCTTCTTTAGTATTAGAGAATGATCCAACGTGGGATTCATATTGATCGACCACTTTTCTATCAGGAAGTGCACTACAGATAACAGCGCCAGCATTGAGTGCAAGTATTTTATTATCCTCGTACTGATGCATCATAAACGGTCTAAAGGTATAAAACCTGATTCCCTCTTCAAAGTTTTCTGTAGCCACAAGAAGATACACATTTCTTAAAAATAAGATTTCTTCTTCGTACTCGTCAAGCTCTGAAGATACTAGGTCTGCGAGGATCTCTTCACCTGTTACAAGTTTAAATTGTTTTACATTCATTTTAGATCAATCTCATAAATTTTATAATCAAATTCTTGTTTGACGTACATCTTTATACGTTCTGCAGAATGTTCTAGCGTGTAGTTCTTACGACCCTTCCAGTGCAGATCATCAGCTAGGTCGTATAGTTTAGCTACTGATCCGTCGTCTGATTTTCTGAGTCCTCGTCCGATCGATTGGAGAACTCTGATTTGAGACTTGGATGGGGATGCAAATACGATATTATGCAAATTCCTAATATTAATCCCAGTGGAGAAAGTGCCAAGACTAGCAACAATAATTGCATTCTTTTGTCCCTCTACGATCTTACGAATAGCCTCACGATCGCTTGTATCCGTTTCACCTGACACAAAGAACACCTTACGATTCTCATGCGCTTTATCTCTAATCATCTCGAATAGTGGTTTACCGTGTTTTTCTACAAAGTTAAATAGTACGAGAGTATTGCCGTCAAGATCCAAAGTGAGATTAGAAATGAGCTTATTACGAGACTCACTTCGAACAATGTAATCCAGTTCAGCCTGATAATCTTGCTTACCCCAGTTTTGCCGTACTTCAAGAGGATGCTTAAGTAGTAGTACGTTGATCTTAAGTTTAGCAAGTGTGTCTTCATCTTGTAGTTTCTTTGTGGTTGTTACATTATATATCTTACCAAAAAGGCCCTGTAATACGAGTTCATGCGTTTGCGAACCATCGAGTGTACCTGTTGTACCCCATCGGTACTCAGCTTCCTTACACTTATTCATGATAGTAGTCAGAGATTTAGATTTAAACCCATGGCATTCATCACCAACGACAGCGCCAAATTGTTCAAACCATTGCGCCGGAAGTTTGTAGATTGACTGCCATGTTGAAATGACAATGTCTTTGTCGGTCTGTTTATCTCGTCCAGAATAAATCCTGTGGACACAGTCTTCGACAGGCATTCCGTAGTCTGCGAAGTCATTATACATTTGCTCAACCAGCGAAGTCGTTGGTACAATAACCAGGACTTTCCGATCTGCCTTCCTAAGCGAAAGTAAATATTTTTGAACGAGTGTGTAGATGATAAGAGATTTGCCAGAACCTGTTGGTGATATAAGAACGGCTCTTTTTCTGTGCAGTCCTTCACAGACCGCATCAAATTGATAGTCTCTTATCCCAATTGGTTTACCTCTTGCATGAAGTTCCAATCCATCAATGAAGCTTTTAATTTCATCTGGGTTAATATCGATCTGGGAATCTGGTCGACCGTAATAGTTATTATGTTCTACCTCGATCGTATAATTGCGAGGCTTAGCAAACTCTGCAAGAAACGGATATAGACCTACTGGTAACTCCATTGTTTGGATATTAAACAATCGGATCTTTCCATCCCATACACGATTTTTATACGCAGGCATGAATTTATAACCAGGCACAAAGAATGAAAAGAACTCACTGAGCTCATTCGCTATGCCATAGTCACATCCTACATGCATTACAGAATGATTTTTGTTTTTTACTTTTAATGTATTCATAATGGTATATATCACTGATATAATGAAAGGAAAAATATATGGTTGGCTATGAATATTCTTAGTGTAAATTAAAATCTAATTGTTATAAATAGTAATTAGAATGGGATCATAAAAAAATAGATACTATTAGGAATAGGAAAGAATAAATGCCATATCAAGTTACCGATAAAATTGTAGGATTAACGGATCACGCAGATTATCCTTGGTGCTCAACCGAAGACGAATTTTATAATAAAGTACTCTGTAAAGACGTTAGTTGGCCTGATTTTAAGCAGATGTTAAAAGAAGACTTAATCTCAAAAAATATGATGAGCGAATCTGATGATATTTGGGAGAACGAATTTATTTCTAAATCTTTTGATGAAGAAACCCAAACTTTTCATAGAGTAAGGATTTTCACTGATAAAGAAGAATTCGATCATCAATATGCTTTATCTACTGCTGTAGATTATACGGCATTACAAGGCGACGTCCTTTATAATATAATACGATTATCACAAGAAGAGGTTTAACCGCCCGCTTCAAACATTCGCCACTTAATCATATTACCAATGGTTTGGTGACGCCATTTAATATTATCTACAATTTCTACTAAAGTATCTACTACAATTTTCCATTGTTGAATTCTTAGTTCTGATTTTTGAATATCGGCGTCAGCGTCGTAGTAGTAATTCATCTCACCTTTTAGGACTCTAAGTCCCTCAAACGGATCGAACTCCCATCCTCGGGATTCGATCTGTTCTTTTGTCATCTTACCATTATAGTAAAGCCACTTATCTTTCAGTAAGGTTTTCTGTTCCATATCTGCCCGCTTCAACTGCATCTTTGCTTCTGATAGTAATGGAAGATATTTTGCATGAAGCATAGGAGACTGTCGAGATGATTCGTCGAGAGATGTACTATCAATCTTGGAATCGGTTTCCCACATTTTTAAAACGGTGTCAAGGTAGTTCATAATATCTCCAAATTTACTCTACAGAGTAATTATATCATTTTTACTCTATAAAGTAAATATATTAAGAAAAATCAAATGTATCATATCGGAATGACATAGCGCAGGTTATGGTTTCCACTCCGGTTGTCGTCGTAAAATTAATAGAGCCAACTGACGTTATCATTGCGTTTCTGTAAGTAATAGTTCTTACTACATTGTTAGCACTGTTTAAAATTAAGACCGATATATCATAAGCTGAGGTGTCATCAATACCTGTTAATGATACCCCACGGGGTTTAATATTTTCTTCTACTAATCCGGTCATCCAGTCGTATACTTCATTATAGACATACATCTCTTCATCCATAATAGCATCGATTACAAGCTCATCAAATGTAAGTTTATCACCGGGTTGGAACATATCTGCACGACGAAAAGGTGTAACTGCTGGGGCAAGGTTAACTGACGGATGCCCAACCGTGTTAGCAAAGAACTCTAAATTAGCAAACCTTTTACGGTTAATAACTACCTTGAAACCTGTAGGCTGTAATATATTTGGGTTCTGTAATGTTGTAGTAGTGGTGACCATGACTAATCCTCTGTTGCTTACGGGTATTTATATGAAAAAAAACTGAAAAAAACGCATTTAGGCCGTTTACATTTGATTTGAAATACTGTAGTATGGTTATATCAAAAGGAGATACAACATGATGAACTTCGAATATGCACAAAACGCCTTCACTGCAACAAACTCCATTAAGCCTGTTACCATCCGCGAATTAGATATGTATTTTGTTTTGGATATGCCACAGGGTGATCTTTATAACGATTATGAGAACATTAGTGAACTTTTTGACACATTCGAAGAAGCCAAACGTTGGGCAGAAACCTACGTAGGCATTAAAATGAACATGAAAGACCTTTGATAAAATGAAAACGGTACACTACGTCGGAATGGATAATGCTACCTACCAACGGGCTCGAAGAGTCTGGGGTGGGCCAGCTTACTACCACAAATGGATGGACGATCGTGTCTGGAGTGAAGTAGGTCCTGATGATGTGGTGGTTGTTCAGAATAATAAATTTAGCAAATACGTCTGGGATGCCAGCGCAGTTCCATCTCAGTACACTGATTAAAAAAAAGATAAAAAAAAGGCAACCCGAAGGCTGCCTAGTTTAAGGTGGGAGAGGTTAAACCCTCTCCCTTTTTTATGTGACTTACGCGAGGATATTGTCAACTCTGAAGATTCTGTAATATTGGTTAGTCTTAGCAGTTGCAAGACCGTCCGCAGGAGATGTACCAACGAATGGGTTAGAAGCCATGCCGTAGCGTGTCTTGAAACCAATTTTAGGCTGGAACGTTTCCTCAGAAACGGCGCGAACCATTGTAAGCGGTACGTATGGGCAGTAGAACACACCGGCGTCATATGGGTTTGTACCCTTATAGCCAACGTTGATGTAATCTGCAGATGCATATGGATCGATATAGATCTTCATGCGACCGTTAAGTACACCAGCGAATGTGTTGCCTGTATCGTCTACGTTAAGAGCAGTTGACATTGCAGGAGAATAGTCAAGCATGCCTGAAGCTGCAAGTGCAGAAGCTACGTCTGAAGACACGATAGCAAAGTTACCTTTACCGCGACGTGTTTCTTTTGCGATTGTGTTAGCTTCACGCTCAAGCTGAAGAATAAGACCTTTGATCTTTTCTACACTCCAACGACCATCTGCATCTGTTGACAAGTCAAAGATACCGTTGATTGCTGTGTTAGCTGTAAGAGCACCGGTTTTAGCTTGGCTGTTGATCGTGCGAATAACTTCGCGGTTGATCTCTGCAAGAATCTCTGTTGAGAGAATGTTTGCAAGCTCTGTCTCTGCGTCAAGACCGTGGATTGCTTTCAAATCCTGTGCAAGCTCGAGGCTGTACTCGGCTTTCAGCGCACGTGACTTTGCAGTAACAGTTGCTTTTTCAATGGTGAAACCCATCTCACCGAAGCTGGAACCACCTGTGGAACCAAGTGCTTCTGCGTCGGCTGTTGGCATAGCACCACCAAAATCAGGACCTGTACGATCGTTGTCGATCGAGGAGTCTGAGTTGGAGTCTGTAAGACCGGAAAGACCTGATGGGCCTTGTGCTTGTGTTGCACTTGAGTCGCCAGAGAAGGTTGTGTTTGCTTCATTGAAGAGTGCTTCAGTCGAACCAGTTGCACCAGCACCGTAGCGTGACTTCATTGCGAAGATCAAGCCTGTTGGACCAGTCATTGGCTGAACACCAGCAACATCATATGCCATCATGTTTGGCATTGCACGACGTACGAGGCTGATCAGAACTGGGTTCCAGTTAGCAGCGGAAGTAGTTGCGTTACCTGGTGCAGCTTCGTTAAGCATTGCTGCTTGACCGGACTGAGCAGCAAACTCTCTTTCTTGGTTCTCAAGAACAACAGCTGTAACCGCACGCTTGTGTGCATCTTTGATTTCAGTACCTTCGTTCAGTACTGGGGCCCATTTCTGGGTTAAACGATCATAAGTTTCCATTTCGGAACTCCTAAGTTGATTATTAGTATTGTGTTTTTCTAAGGGCTTTAAGATATTGCCCCATTGATTCGGAAAGGTCTTGGACTTCTCCATCATCAACATCTGCAACATCTTCAATGATTGAATCAGTAGCTGCTTTTTCTTTCTTGAAATAAGCTTCTTTGATTGTTTCAACTTTACTTGCGAAGACTTCTTCGCTTACAAAGTCGATATCTTCAGAAAGCTTAACAAGCTTTTCAACTTCTGTTTGTGCCAGATTGCGTGCAGCTTCACGAATAATTTCGTAACGCTTGAACGATTCTAGCTCTTCTTTCATTGCGATCATGTCTTCGGTCTGTGCATCCAGTTTTTCTTCGAGTGAAGAGTTCTGATTAGCCAGATCGTCAACTAGGTCTACTTTGGAATCGGGAACTGCAATATAAGACTCTGTGAACAGTGTCTGCAGTTTGTCCATGAACTCTTCTGCGATCTCAGTACGGATACCGCTCTGAATTGCAAGTTCATTTTCTTTCATCCAATTTTCAACTACATAGTTCAGATAACCGTCGACCTTCTCAACCATATCGGCTTTGAATGTGTCTACTTCTTCCTGAAGTGTGGTAGCATAATTTTCTTCGAGACGCTCAATTTCTTCTGAAAGCTTTGATTTCATCGCTGCTTCAAAAATGATTGCGGCTTTACCTTTGAAACCTTCAGACAAAGTAGCTTCTTCGTCCATCAGTGCTTCGAGGTCTTCAGAGAAATCCATATCTTCAGCTTGTAAGCCAGAAGCTTTACCACCTGTTTTCAGATCGGATTTGTCGGAGTTAGCCTTATCGCCTTTACGCTTCGCTGCAGATTTACCTGCACCTTCTGCTTTCTTCACAGAAGCAACAGATGCCTCTTCCGTGTTTTTAGCATCTTGCATTTCGCTGATTTCGATCCCGTCATCATCGAGTGCAACATCCTGTTCTACTTGATCAGTCATGATTGACTCCTATTTGTTTTTCATTAACGAGAGGAAATTCTTAAACTCGCGAACTTGCGCCTCATAAAGGTCTGCTCTTGGAGTTGTTTTAATTTCTGTCTCTATTCTTTCAATTTCTTGAGCTTCGATAACGCCGTTATTCCAGATCCATTCTACACCTTCCATAATCCCATTAACGAAAGCTTGAGGTGCCGATGGATCTTGAACGATATCAATAGTGTTTAACATAAAGTCATCTTTGACATACATAACACCGTTTCTCTGTTCAAGACTTCCCATACCACGAGTTGATACACCTAGTTGGACACCGCCCTCAAGTAAACCTTTTACGATTTTACCCATTGGAGTTTCCAAAATACGTGCCTTACCCATCACATTATTACCGTCCATTCTTAGTTCGGTAATTAGATGGGATACCTTATCCAAGTTAATAGTAGGACCATCTGGGTGGTTTAATTCACCCACTGCCCTACCTGTTTTAACTTGGCCTGTTACGTACTTATTTACCGCGCTTTCCATAATGGATTTGGGGTAGATACGTCCGTTTCTATTTTTACCTTCGGCCTGAGCAAAGATCCCTTCAATGACATGATTCTTTGATCCGTCTTCTTTTTTCTCGACGATACATTGCACATCAGTCTCTGTAAATTCTGTGATCAGTTTCATTATTTGCCTCCGGCCATTTTTACGAAATCAGTTGCGGCTTTCTTTGCATCATTAAGAGAATTGTAAATGTCCAATTTCTCCATATCGATGTATGCCGTAAATTTATTCTTTTCTTTATGTACCATTATATCATGTTTGCCGACTTTTGCATCATAGACATGCTCACCAGGTGGCATGCCCTTTTTCATTGCTTCACGAATTTGTGCAAAAGT